CTCGACGCTGTTTCGCACTTGTATTTCTGGGACCGCAAATACTCCGATATGATCGCTGAGCACGAGCGTTTCTGGGAAATGAATTTTTGCAACGGTAGATCACAGATTGAAGAACATAGTGATGAAGGCGCTAAAATAAGAGACGAACAACTCGAAGCCGAGGCCCTAGATTATCAGCGATTGCTCGAACTGGCCGAGCAATTACCCAAGCGCGAGCGGCGCAATTTTGATATGCAATATAAGGCCAAGCACGGCTATTCTTCATACTGTTGCGGACCGGATATATATCCATGCGGATAACGTGACCCACCCACCAAGGCCCGCCAACGCGGGCCTTTTTTTTGCGCTGTACGCCGACAAAATCCCATCCGCCAAGGCCAACACCCGCGCCATCTACGCACACACGATTTAGGCAGTTAAACACGGCGGGCCAAGGCCCGCGCCCACCGGCTCAAACCTACCGGCCCGCCGTCCGAGGTCCGAGGCCCAAGGCCCGAGCGCAGCGCCCAGCGCCCAGCACCCACCGGCCCGAGGTCCGCGCACCCGCTCGGGTCCCCCACGAATCGAGGCTAAACGCCAGCGATCCGAGCGCCACGCGGCGCGGATCACGCGACGCGGGGCCGCGACTGGCCAGCAAGTACAAGGGCCATGTTTTTCGCAAATAGTTACTAGAAAAATGATATGATCCGTGAAACGTGGTTAACTGTCTTATTAAATCTGTTAAAGTCGCATATTTTAGGGTCCCCCGATGGCTGTAGAGATCAGTGAGCAAGAGTTAAAATTAAAGCTTCGTTTAGCGCAGATTGAAAAGAACGAGGCGTGTAAAAACGACTTTTTAATTTTTGTAAAAAATATGTGGCCCGACTTTATTGCGGGTCGTCATCATCAGATTATTGCCGAGAAGCTTGAGCGTGTTGCGCGTGGTGAGTTAAGTCGTTTGATCATCAACATGGCTCCGAGGCACACGAAAAGTGAGTTTGCATCCTTTCTGTTTCCTGCGTGGATGATGGGCCGTAATCCGCGAATGAAGATTATTCAGGCGACGCACACGACGGAGCTTGCTGTTAATTTTGGCCGTAAGACGAAGAATCTTCTGGATTCGGACGAGTACAAAGAGGTTTTTGACAGTGTGAAGTTAGCTGCGGACAGTAAGGCATCTGGACGTTGGGACACGAGTGCTGGTGGTATGTACTATGCGGTAGGTGTTGGATCGAACTTGGCGGGTCGGGGTGGTGATTTGATTATCATTGATGATCCGCATTCGGAGCAGACGGCGATGTCGGCTTCTGGTTTTGACGACGCATGGGACTGGTATACGGGTGGTCCTCGTCAGCGGTTACAGCCTGGAGGTGCAATTGTTCTGGTTCAGACTCGTTGGTCGGAGAAGGACATGACGGGTCAGTTATTACGTGCGATGGCCAAGGACCCGATGGCTGATCAGTGGGAAATTGTGGAGCTTCCTGCCATTTTTGAGGATGGCAGTGCCTGTTGGCCGGAGTTCTGGAGTCTTGATGATTTGAACGCGGTCCGCGCATCAATACCTTTGAACAAGTGGAACGCGCAGTATCAGCAGAATCCTACGGGCGAAGAGAGTGCGATTATTAAGCGGGAGTGGTGGCGCAAGTGGGAGGGTGACGAAGTTCCTAATTTGCATTATGTGATACAGAGTTATGACACGGCGTTCAGTAAGCGGGAGACTGCGGACTATAGTGCGATCACGACTTGGGGTGTTTTTTATCCGGAGGAGTCTGGCATACCGGCTTTGATTTTACTGGACAGTAAGAAGGGTCGATGGGATTTTCCGCAGTTAAAGCAGATTGCGTTTGACGAGTATAAGTTTTGGGACCCCGACACCGTCATTGTCGAGGCCAAGGCCAGCGGTACGCCGTTGACTCAGGAGATGCGCCAGATGGGTATACCGGTTGTAAACTTTACGCCATCTAGGGGTAATGATAAGATCACTCGTGTTCATTCTGTATCGCCTTTATTTGAAGCGGGTATGGTATGGTGTCCTGATACGACGTTTGCTGATGAATTAGTTGAAGAGGTTGCGTCTTTTCCGAATGGTGAGCATGATGACTTGGTTGACAGTATGACTCAGGCGTTGATGCGTTACCGTCAGGGTAATTTTGTTCAGTTGCCCACGGACGATTGGGAAGATGACGATAACTCTGTTAGAATGAAAATGTATTATTGACAGTAGGTAATAATGGCCAATCCCTACATTCAATCGTTAGCTCAAGATGCGTCCCGCATAGGTCGCGGACCGATGCCCAGTCCGGCGCAGATTACGAACCTTGCTAGTCAGATGACGGGCATAGGTGGTTTTTTTGATATGGCTGGTGGAATGCCGCAGATGCCTGATCGACCGACCACGATGCTTGAGATGATGCAGGGTCCCCGCAATCCTTCTTTTCTTGAAAACGTCCGACAGGGTCGCAACTTGGATGCGGGCGCACAGTTGCTAAGTATAATACCAGGAATCGGTCCTTTTGCTAAAGCGGGGGTACAGTCTCCCTTGTTTCGACGCGCTCTGGAGGCAATAGGCGATTCTACGGGTTTATCGAAAGAGGCTCGTAGTGATGCGATTCGCGGTAAGATGAGCAGCCTTTATGACGAGGATCAGACTAAGTTGGCTAAAGAAGCAATCAACAAAATTGCAGATAGTCAGCAGGATCGTGCTTTGACAGTTTACGGAATAAAGTCTGCGGAAGATTTAGCTACGGACACCTACTATAGCAAAAGGCCCCTTCAGGGGTTTATTTCAAACGACAGAGCAAAGGATTTGTTGAAGGAGGGCGTTATTGATGCGGAGGAGGTTAGAGCAATAAGTTATGTCAATAGCCAACCTACAAACCAGTTTGATCGGAGACAACGTGCTTTGTTAGAGGATCCCGACTTCAAGGCTTTGCAGGACGCAGAAGATTTGCGGATTGAAACTTTGACTCGTGGAGAGGGCATAGAGACTTTAGATATGAAACCACGTAAAAAATTACCAGAATTGGAAAGGCAAGATGCGGCTTTGTCGAAGCAGATGCGTCAAGCTGGTTTGCCTGTTACTTCTACGAAAGATGCCGTTGAAATTGAGCCTGAAATCAAAGAACAGCTTGATATAATATTAGATCGTCCACCGGAGAGGTGATGTATGGCAGAGGAAAGAGGCCGAGGCTCGTTGATGGACAACAATGTTCCGTCGCAGCTTGATGAAGAAGATTTAAAAGCAGAACTTGAAATCGAAATACCTGACTCCCAAACCCCGCTTGTGACTGTTGGGGATCTTGACGGGGAGCCAGCGATAGAAATAATCATGGAAGATGACGGCGGTGTCACTGTTGATTTTGACCCGACCGATGATCGTGGCATGAGCGACGACTTTTATGCCAATCTGGCCGAAGAAATGCCGGACCGTGAGCTAGGTGCCATTGCCAGCAGTCTGTTAGAGCAGTTTGATTCCAACAAAGCCGGTCGTCAGGACTGGGAAGATGCGTATGCTAAGGGTCTTGAACTGCTTGGTTTCAACTATGAGGAGCGCGAACAGCCGTTTAGAGGCTCGTCAGGCGTGACTCATCCGCTATTGGCCGAGGCTGCGACGCAGTTTCAGGCACAGGCTTTCAATGAATTACTTCCGCCCCGTGGACCGGTCAAGACAATGGTCATGGGTGCTGAGACTATCGAGAAAAAAGATCAGGCACGGCGTGTTCAGCAGTTTATGAACTACTATATTACGTCGGTCATGGAAGATTACACGCCCGATATGGACCAGATGTTGTTTTATTTGCCATTGGCGGGCAGCACTTTCAAGAAAATTTACTACGATGAGGCCCTTGGTCGGTGTATTAGTAAGTTTGTACCGGCAGAAAACCTTGTTGTTCCGTATGAAACCTCCGATTTGGACACTTGCGAGAACATTACGCAGGTTGTTCGCATGTCGTTGAACGATTTGAAGAAGAAACAGCTTGCCGGACAGTACCGAGACATCGAGGTTTTGCCCGCACAGGGTGCAATTGACGAGGTTCGCAAGGAAATCAACTACGTTGACGGCGTTGAACCCAGTAATTATGACTATGATTGCACTCTTTTGGAGGTTCATGCCAATCTGGACCTCGATGGTTACGAAGATATGGGGGAAGATGGTGAACCAACGGGTATCAAGATCCCTTATATCGTCACAATATCCGAGGATAACGGTCAGGTATTGTCGATTCGTCGAAATTACAGGGAAGATGACGAATTAAAGAAGAAAATACAGTATTTTGTTCATTATAAGTTTCTTCCAGGCTTTGGATTCTATGGTTTGGGCCTGATTCACACGATTGGCGGTCTTTCGCGGACCGCGACGGCTGCTTTACGGCAATTAATTGATGCAGGAACGCTCAGTAATCTTCCAGCGGGCTTC